GTATCTATCAAAATCACCCATGTGTATGATTGTATATCCTAAGGTCTTAGCTTGTTTTACCAAGCGACCTAGGTCATGGATGTTGCATGTTGTTCCTATGACTATATGTGGTTCACGTAACGTGAACTCATTGAAAGAGTCAAATCCACTATCACAATAAGTTTTAAGCCTGTCCATAAAAGCTGAAAATGCAGGTCCTAACATGACTTGATATTGTGGTGGGGCTGGTTGGATTAATCTAGGGGTGAATTCCTTCACATCTAAACCGTTACTTGCCAAAAAGGCTTCCCATTTAACAAATGAACTCATTGTTTGTGTTTGGCGGTATATCCGCCCATACATACCAATCTCTTCAACGAATTTTTGATTCGCTAAACGCTTGGCAAATGGGTATTTAGAGTTCCACTCTGGGAAATCTATTTTTAACGGTTCGTTTGGCAGTCCCTGATTTGGTTTCTGTTGTAGTATTAATGATAATAAGATTGGGTACATCTCTTCGAGTCTTTCAACTTCTAAGAGAAAAACTTCTTTATCTGGGTTGTAATATTCCAGCAAAAATCTATTAGTTACAGCTAATAGACCATTGTGTCCACATTTCCGTGGATAGCACACGCCTCGATATGCACATCCAAATATCATTGTGCAAGCTATTTTAGCATGGCAGTTCGGTATTGCTTCATAATGCAACTTGACATTCTTCTCAATTTTCTTTAGAGGTACCGTTTCACAGCAAATATCCATAACTTGTCTTGTTGGTTGCCATTCATCGGCAAACTTTCTATATTTCATGAAAACAACAAATTTGTTATGTAAATATGTGTAAGCATCTAAAATGCTCATCCATAGAGATAATGGTCGGTGTTTATGCTGTCGTGTTAATTTACTCATGAAAAAACGCATAACTTTATCGCTAACATTAGCGGCTTGTATATACTTTCTAGTAAACCAGAAAGTCAACCACATAGCGACTAAGACAGTACATCCGTACATAATATACCATGAGCTCCAAGTTTTAACTTGAATCTCTGTCATTTTCTTCAGCATAGTTGCATGATATTGAATGATAGCTTGATTATATGTAACGTGTTCAGTATACGCTGCGATTTCTTCTTTTATGTTCATGGTAAAGGCATAAGCGACTCCGCGGGTCAATAATAATTGTGTTTCTGTTGGTGTCAACGGCATTGACTTCATCAATTGTAATGCGCGTGCTCGGATTGAATCAAATGATACATTCTTTTCTGATATTCTAGGTGTGAATATGATGTAGTTTGATAATTCGATTAAAAAATCTTTAGGCATAACGATAGGTTCATCAGGTGTGGATATGATAACAATCTGATTTAAAAATGATAATACTCTATCAGTTGGTAAAAACTTAGTTTCGAACTTATGAAAATATGGCGTCTTTGAGAAATCAGGCGCATTAACTTTATAAGGATTCATAAGCTCGGCTATCAGACCGTTATCCTTAATACCTTTCTCAAAAGTAAAAACTTTAGGAGGTGTCTTGTATAACCCACGCGGGGCCAGCAAGAATTCAAATATTTTAGTTTCTCCAATTGTTTTGACGGTTCCCCATACCATAGCGCCATGGTGAGGGTCCAAGTCGGTGGTGTCTTCATAGTAGCATTCCAACATCCATGCATTTTGATCAAATACATAAGACGTGTCGTTACCATCGACGTCGACGTGGACCTTGG